TAGCCACATCGACGTGAGCGGCGCCGACCGCGAGCGCCTGATGAAATTGTCCCGCTGGCTTTACAACAACGCGCCTTTCCTGCGCGGCCTCATCACTGAGAAAGCCCGCTACGCCGTCGGCTCCGGCATCCGTCCGCAAGCCCGCAGCGGTGACGAGCGTTGGGACGCCGCCGCCGAAGCCTTCTTCGAGCAGTGGTCCCGCGTGGCCGACCTGCAAGGCCGCTACACCTGGCGCGAGATGCAGCGCCTGGCCTCCGTCGCCATCGACCGCGACGGCGAGGTCTTCTTCCGCCCCGCCGTGCAGTCCACCGGCTATCCCGCCCTGCAACTTATCCTTGCCCACCGCATCGGCGATGCCCGCTCCTCGATCTACGAACCCTCCAATCCCACCGCCCGCGAAAGTGGCCAGAACGTCATCGACGGCGTGGTGGTCAACGCCCAGATGCGCCCCATCTTCTACCGCCATCTGATCGGCGACGGCATCGACACCTCGGCTCGCTTTGAGGACATCCCGGCCGCGCAAATGATTCACGTTGGCGAGGCCAGCCAGGGCGACGAGCTGCGCTTTGTCACACCACTCGCGCCGTCCATCAATCACCTGCGCGACGTGTCCGACGCCGTCAGCTTCGAGAAGATGGCCATCAAAATTTCCTCCTACATCGCGCTCGCCATCAAATCGTCCAACCCGCAGGGCGCTGACTTCTTCGGCGAGTCGAGCACCTCGATCAATAGCGAAGGCACCAACGAGATCACCGTCGAAAGCCTCGGCAATGCCGGCGGTGCCATCCCGCGCCTCTCCATGGGCGAAGACCTCATCTCGTGGACATCGAACCGCCCGTCGCAAAACTTCCGCGAGTTCTGCGACATCCTTCTGCGCGAAGTCTGCTTGAACCTCGGCGTGCCTTGGGAGTTCGCCGCACGCCCGGCCGAGGCCGGCGGCGCCGCCCTGCGCGCCGTCTTGGTCCGCGCCCAACGCACCTTTGAGCAGCGCCAGGCATTGCTGATCGACCGCCTCTGCTCCCGCGTCTGGGCGCACGTCATCACCATTGGCATGCAGCGCGGCCTCATCCCGCAGAACGAAAACTGGTGGCGCGTCGAGTGGCAACGCCCGGCCGCCGCATCGGTGGACTACGGCCGCGAAGCCGCCGCGAACCTCAACGACGTTCGCGCCGGCCTCCGCACCTACTCGGAGGATTACTCCGAGCGCGGCTTCGAGTGGAAAGACCAACTCCGCCAGCGCGCCGTCGAGGCCAAGTTCCTTGCCGATCTTTCCGCCGAGTTCGGCATTAGCCCCGACTCCATCGCCACTTTCAATCCGAACCCCGCACCAGTCACCCCCGGCGAGCCATTGACACCGCCACCGCAGCAATGAGCGCGAACCGCTGGTATGCAATTCAATCGCCCGCAAACAGCGAAGCCCCCGGCAGCGTTGAGATTTCTATCTACGACGAGATTGGCTTCGGAGGAGTTACCGCCAAAGACTTTCTGGCCGAGGTTAAAAAATACAAAGGCCAGCACATTGACCTCCGCATCAATTCCGTTGGTGGCTCGGTCATTGAAGGCGCGGCCATTTACAATTCCCTGCGACGACACAAAGGCGGCTTAACCGTTCATGTTGATGGACTTGCGGCGTCGATGGCGTCCGTCATTGCCATGGCCGGCGAGGAAGTCGTCATGGCAGAGAACGCCATGCTGATGATCCATAACCCGTGGAGCCTGAGCGTCGGTGACGCCGACGATCTCCGCAAAGAGGCCGACGTTCTCGACAAACTCAAAAACACTTTGGTCAACGCCTATTCGCGCAAGACCGGGATGGAGGCATCAACCATCGCCAGCATGATGGACGACGAAACGTGGCTTGATGCTACCGAGGCCGTGGCCATGGGCTTTGCCGACGAAATCGAAGACGGCATCGAAGCCGCCGCCTCCGTCACGCCCGAAGCCGCCCGCGCGCGCTTTGACAAGTTTTCCAACTTTATGGCCCGCAAATCCGCCAACCTACCGAAAGCCGAAGAGGCCGCTCCCGCAGTCGTGGAGCCGACGGTCGAAGCGCCCGTCACCGACGACGCCGTTGACATCTCCTCCGAGGATAATATGAACGCCGAACTTCAAGCGAAGGTTGACGCCCTCCAGGCCGAACTCAACGCCAAAGTCGAAGCCGACACCGTCCGCGCGCAAGCCGACGAAGTGACGGCCAAGGAAATCGAAACCCTCAAGGCCGAAGTCGAACGCCTCACCGCCGAGAGCGCCAGCAAGGACGAGCAAATCAACGAACTGCTCGCCGCGTCCAAAAGTGCTGGTGAGCAGGCTGCGGCAATCGTCGCTTCTGTTGGCATTGACTCCGTGGCTGTCGTCGCTCCCGAGCCGGAACTGACCGCCGCGCAAAAGTTTGCCGCCCTCGAGGGTGCTGCCGCCACCGAGTTTTACCGCGCGCACAAACGCGAAATCTTTTCCACCTACGTCCTCTAACACCTAACTTTTATGGCTACCATCAACTCAGCCCTCAACGACAAGCTCATCGCCCAAGCGGCGCTCGAGTCTTTCACTGCGGATCTGGAGCCGTTGTCCATCTTCACGACCTCGTATTCCAACGAAGTCGTGCGTCGTGGCGCATCGGTCGAAGTCCCGCTCATCGCCAACCTCACCGCGACCACCTTCGCTGACTCCTACGAGGCAGACGGCGGCACGATGAACAAGGTCACGATCAACGTCGATACCCATCGCATCGTGACGGTTTCGCTGTCCGACACCGAATACTCCAAGTCTTCGGTTGCCGAGATCACCAAGTTCGCCACCCAGCAGGGCAAGGCTCTCGCGCAGTCGGTGCTGACCTCGTTCTACAACCTGTTCGTCACCACGGCCGGCAGCGCCGCGCAGTTCAGCGCCACGCTGACCAACCTCTCCGCGTTCACCATCACGAACGCGAGGGCGCTCCGCAAGGCGCTGTCCGACGAGAAGGTGCCCGTCACGGGCCGCGCGCTCATCCTCAACACCAACCTCTACGACAGCCTTCTGTCGCAGTCGGGCCTGTTGGATGCCAGCGCCTTTGGTTCCCGCGACGTGATCGCCGAAGGCCGCGTGCCCCGCATTTTGGGGATGAATGCATACGAAAGTCTGATTCTCCCGACCAACAGCATCAGCCTGGCTGCCATGGCCGTTCACCCGAACGCCGCCGCCATCGCTGTCCGCGCCCTCGAGCCGCAGGCTCCCAGCGAATATTTGGCCGCCACCGTGGTCAACGATCCGCAGAGCGGCCTGACCCTCGGCTACCGCCGCCACTACAACCCCTCGACCGGCAAACACTACGTTTCCTTCGAGTGCGTGTTCGGCGCGTCCCGCGCGATCACGGGTGCCGCGAAGCTGGCTCTCGGAGCGTAGTTTCTCCACTCACAACCGCAACACGAAGCCCCGGGCATCCGCCCGGGGTTTTCGTTTGTTGACAAAGGCGCTCCGCCCGAGATGGAGAACCCAAGCCCGCGCGAGCAAATCGCGCTTTGCGTCATCGTCGGCAACGAACCCCTGCGCTTGGATCGCTGCCTTACTCAATTCGACCCCGTCGTCAGCGAACTGTGCGTCGTCCACGCCCACGGCAACACGCCGCCCGACCTTGAGGTCGCCCGCGTCTGCCAGAAACACGGTGCCAAAATGGGCGTCTACGTTAACGACCCCAAGAACGATTGGCCCCACGTCGATGACTTCGGCGCCGCCCGGCAAGCCTCCTTCGACTTGGCCACCAAGCCCTGGGCGCTCTGGGTCGATGCCGACGATACGCCCGGCCCCGACTTCGCCCAGGCTCTCCACGAGCTGCTCACCAAGTTCGGCGCCGACTTCGACGCCTTCGCCCTTTACCACGACGTGGCCGGCCGAGGCATCGCCCACAACATCCGCGAGCGCCTCGTCCGCCGCGACAAGGGCAAGTGGGTTAATCGCATCCACGAGAACTTCCAACTCGACGCCGACGCCAAGATCGCCCGCTGCGATGCGCCGGTCGTGGTCCATCTCCCCGACGATGAGCCAAAGCAGGGCGCCAACCGCAACGTCACCATCCTCGAAAGCATCCCGGCCGCCGAGCGCAGCCTAGCTGAGACTTATCACTTGCACGGCGAATACATGGGCCACGGCCGAAAGAACGAGGCCATGGCACTGGCCAAAGAATGCCTGGCGCACCCCGAGCTGGCCCCGACCGAACGCTACGAACTCTGCCTCAACATCTGCGAGCTGGCCCGCCCGCCTATCCTCGAGACCGACTCCGCCGAATACAAAGCCATGCTCACCGCGCTGCATTCGGCCTACCGCACCCAGCCCAACCGCCGCGAGGCGTTGGCCCTACTCGGCGCCATGCACCTCGACCTCGGCGACATGGTCGCGGCCGAAGCCTACCTCCGCAGCATGATGGCCCTGCCGCGCCCCGTTGATAAACCATGGACCCACCGCGACGGCCTCTATGGCTGGGCAGGGGAGACCCTCTGGACGCAATGGCTCCGCATGGCCGGCCAGATCGAAAAGGCCGACAAAATCGAAACCGCCCGCATTGCCGCGCACAAATATTCAATCAGCGTATGCCACCCGACCCGCGCCCGCGCCCAACAAGCCGCACAGACCCGCAAACGCTGGCTCGATGCCGCCGCCAACCCGGAGGCCATCGAATACATCTTCGGTTTCTCGGCCGATGACGAGGAATCCGTCGGCCTGCTCTCCCGTTTCCGCCATGCGCTCTCGCCTGCCGGCCACCTCGAGCAAGTCGGCGGCACCGCCGTGCAGAACTACAACGCCGCCACCAACGCCGCCACCGGCCGCATCATCATCACCGCCCAGGATGACGTGTTCCCCGGTCTGCATTGGGACAAGCAGATCATCGAGGCACTCGCGCCCCATGTGGACGCCAACAAGCCCGCCATCCTGCAAATCAAAGACGGCTACCGCAACGACGAGCTTATGGTCACGTTTTGCATGACGCGCCCGACCTTTGCGCGCCTCGGCTACGGCAAGCAGAATATCCTTTGCCAAGAATACCACGGCGTTTTCTCGGACACCGAATTCAGCCTGCGCGCCCGCCGTTTCCCGTTCTTTGTCCCAAGCGACATTGCCTTCAAGCATGAGCATCCGTTCTGGAATCCGGCCATCCCGACCGACGACACCTACAAAATGGAAAACTCGGACGATGCCTACAAATTCGGCAACGAAGTCTTTCGCCGCCGCAATCCTGGCCCCATTACAGCCGCTGACACCGCCCCCAGCGCATGAGTCAGTTTGCCCAAGCTTACACCGCCGGGTGCGAGGAATCCGTTGCCACCATCGCCGACGAAATCGAATACCGCGAACGCTGTTACAGGGCCGTGGTGGGCGAGGAGACTTATGCCAACCAGCTTGGCGAGGGCGGCTTTGAACCATCGCGCGGACTGACCGCCACCGTCTTGAAGGAGGGTGCGCCTGACTTCCGCATGGGCGGAATCGTGAAATACGCCGGGCGGCGCTACCGCATCGTAGGCATAGACACCGATGTCGCCTCGATCGACCTAACCCTTCAGTCGCCAGAAACGAAATGACCGCCCCCGCTTACAGCCTTGAGGAATCTTTGGAACGCGCCGTCATTACCGCACTGGAAGCCGACAGCAACCTCGCCGCCTGCCGCATCAGTAGCGCCGACGAGTCCGACGAGGACATTTTGCCATCCATCACCGTCCGCGCCGAGAAGTTGGATGAGGTGGTCTTGGGGATGCAGACATGGAACGCGCGCGTGGCTGTTACGTTGACCACAGCCGCCGATGAAACCCCCGACGAGGAACGCAACGAACGCCGCCTGCCCGACAGCGAAGACGATGACGAGGGCGCGGCGGGCTTCAAAGAACTTTGGCATGACCTTTCGGCCACCGTGGACGGGCCGAGCTTTCTTACCGCCCTCAACGCCTCGGATCTGGTCAAGGTGTGGGGCATCGAATTTGACCCTGTAAGCTATGAAAACGAAAACCGCAGCTTCCGCCGCAGCATCAACTTCCGATGCTGGCTCAACGAAGCCTACCCCGCTGCCTAAAGTTATCCGCGACGGCGACTTCGCCCGTGTCCCGAACTGGCCCGCCGCCTTGGAAGACGCCGAGGTTGTTGCCGCGCTCAAGGGCTTTATCTACGAGTCCTACCAGATCACGGGCGAGGCCAAGACGGGCATCTATCGCCGCGCTTAGGTTGACAACGCGGCATAGATACTATGCCCGCGACCATTGTTGGAATCACCAATCTGACCTTCGGCGGCTCCTCGGAGACCGTTGCCGTTTTCACGAGTTTTTCGCAGACCGCCGACTCGGACGTTATCCCCGTCCTAAAAGAAGACGGCGCGATGGCCGCAAAGGTTTTCTGGAACAAGAAAAATGTCGCCAGCATGACGGGCTTCATCAAAGGCACCCTGCCCACCATCGGCGCGTCGATCACGCTTGCCAATGCGCTTACTCAACTCGGCGGCATCACCGGCACGTTCTACGTTGATTCCGTCACGGTCAACAAAGCCCCGTCGAACTTCCAAGAGGTGACTGTGCAGGCCACCCAGCACGACAGTCTGTAACGCCCCGCGCCTTCGGGCGCTTAGAGATTAGAGATTATGCAGGAACCATACTTCGCTACCACCGACACCAAGGTCGCTTCGTGCCTCGCCACCGTTGGCGTGGAGCTTCGGCAGCAAGACCCGATTTCGCGCGTCATCCACAAGGGCAAGGAGACGGTTCACTACTGGTTTCGCTGCGAAGGGGCCAACGGCGTTAGCACAGCCGCCATCGTGCAAGCCGTCATCGAGGGCCAAGACGCTTGTGAAGCTCTGCGCGACCAGCTTCCCGACCTTCCCGGCGCGCGGGCCTCGCTGTTCAACCGCGAGCTTTTCCTTGACGTAATCTTCAAGAAGACCCGCCAGCTTGTTTTGGTAAACCTCCCGCAGGGCGGGGTCATGCTGGCCGACAAGCATCTCGACGCCACGACCAAGCGGGATTTGGCCCAGCTTATCATGTAACTTTGGCTTGGACTATGTGTGTCGCTCGGCAGGGCGGTCCTCACGGGCCGCCCTGTTTGCTTTGACAGCGGCGATCGGGCGATATGCACGATATAGATCCCGAAAAAAGAGAAACGCTGCTTGAGGTATCTGCCCTTGCTGGCGACGAACAAATCAACGGCATCACGCTTCGGCCAGTTACCGCAGCGACATGGAGCCTGCTGACCCGGCTGAAAAACAGTTTTGTGACGGGGGAACCTGACGGCGACTACGCTTTCGCTGTTTATTCTTTCGTCTACCTCCACTCCATGCCGATCATCGACATCCGACGTCGTATTGCGACCATTGATGACCTCAAGGCCGACATTTACGAGTGGATGGACGCTCGCGCGCCAGCCGATATGTTCGCCTTTACCCCTTGGATTACCAGCCAGATGGAGCGGGTTGCCGCCACGATCACGCAGTCCACTGCGGCAGATTCTCAGGGAACTGACGCCCCAAAAGCCTAAAGGCCCGCCCGGCGTGGCAACTCTGCCTTGCCGCCCGCGTGGCCAAATACGGCATTAGCATTGAGCAGGCTATCTGGCATTTGCCGCTGGCCGCGCTCAATCAGATGCTTTTGTGGGACGACATCATCGGCGGTCAACATCCAAGGTGGGTCGATAGCGGCACACGCGGAGCCAAAGACATTGACGCACTGCTTGAGGATGCGCTGACAGGCGGCCTTTAGTGTGCAAGTCAAGGTCACGCCCGACGAAAAAGCTGCTAGGCGCTTCCATTCCGCCCTTACGGAGTTGCGGAAAATAAGCGGCAAAGACTTCGAGACGGTGATGAAGGCCGAACTAAGCGCCGTGCTGGCCAGCGCCGTGCGCGGCACGAAAAAAGCCACGGTGAAAAGCATTACCGCCAACCACGAAAAGCAACCCGGTGCGCGCTACGACTTCAATTACTCTGGCCCCGAAACGCGCACGGGCAAGCAATACTCAGCCGCCGAAATACAGCGCGCACAGCAGCGCGCAGCGCAACGTCGTTCACAGGCCAAAAACGGCAAGCTCGTTTATTACTTCAGCCGCAGCAACCAACCCAAAGCCTACCCGGCATGGCTGTGGCGGCAGATACAGGAGCAACGCGCCAAGCGCCTGCCGCAGAAGCTAAAAGCGCGCGGGCTGGCCGCCTCCATGTTCGTCAAAATCGGCGAAGGGCTGGGCATTCCGGTCAAAGCGCCAGCATACCTGCGAAGCTCGGCGCACCACAAAAAGGGCGAAATGCGCGAATTGATCGAGCTAACCAGCCGTGGCAGCGGCAACAAATACGAGGTCGGCTTCGTCAACAACCTCGGATACCTCAACCGTTGGGCGCAGGCGGGCACCGCATTCCGCAAGGCGCTTAACGCTCGCGCCAACTATTTCAGCCGGGCCGTAAAACTCGCCGCAAGCGGCAAAATTAAAAAAACCATCGACCGCTATCCCGGCATGGCCTCTACCTCTTGACACCCTCAAGCCAAACAAATGGCAGGGGAAGCAATCAGGTTTAACGCCTCGCTCAACACCGCTGGCTTTGATAGCGGGGCAAAGGCACTGCAAAGCATGGCCGCTTCTGCCAGTGCTGGCATCAGTCGCCACTTTGGGAAGATTGCTGCCGCCGTAGTGGGAATTGGCGCAGCCTTCATCGGCATCCGGGCGGCGGCCCAATCTTTTAATGCCGCCATCGCTATGGGCGGCCAGCTTAATGACCTTTCCGCCCGCACGGGCGAGACGGCGGGCAACCTCGCCATCTTGCAACGAGCCTTTGAAAACGCTGGCGCAGGTGCCGAGGCCGTTGGCCCGACCATCAACCGCCTTCAGCGCGCCATCGTTGAGGCGGGCGAGGGCGGCAAAGAGCAATCCGAAGCCTTTGGCAAATTGGGGTTAAATCTTGAGCGCCTCAAAGACCTGACCCCGACCGAGCAACTTCAAGCCGTGGCCCGCGCATTGCAAGGCGTCGGCAACGACTCCGACCGCAGCGCCATTGCCATGCAGCTGCTCGGCCGCAGTGGCGGCGAACTCCTGCCACTGCTCCGCGCCATGGGCGTGGAACTGGATATTGCGCGCAAACAACTCGGCAGCACGCCGCAAGTCATGGACCGCGTCACGGCGTCCTTCGACACAATCGGCGACAACTTCGCCGCCATCGGCGAAAAGGGCAAAGAGTTTGCCGCAGGACTACTTGAGCAGGTAGCGCCAGCATTGGTTGATCTCAGCACCCGGCTGGCCAACATCGACGCGGCCGGGTTTGGGGCCAAGCTTTCCGAATACGCCGCCGCCACGGTTAACTGGATCGCGGAAACTTTCAAATTAAAAGACGCGCTGGCCCAGATTGAAATCGCCATCAAGGCAATCACTTCGGGCAATTTTGCAGAGGGGCTTTCGCTGATGTTCATGGCCGCGAAAAACACCGCGCTTAATGCCATCAACGAGATTGTTGCCGCAGGAATGGCCGCGATGCAAACAATGGGCCAAGCCCTTCAGTCTTTGTTTGCGCCAAACTCAACGACAATGGCATTCATTCGCGGATCGTTTGATATGTTGGGCGCCAAACTTGCCTCGGGGATTTTCGAATCCATTGCCGGGGTGCTGGAAAACATTCCTTTTATGGGGGCGGCGGCTGAAGCCGTTCGGGGCGCACAGAAAGAAGCCGAGCAAGCCATTACAGACATCAGCAACATCATGCACTATGAGGCCGAAAATCTCAAAAGCGAGTGGGGCGGCATTATGGCTGAGATGCCCAAGCAATTTGCCGATTCCTACGCCGCCAACGCTGCGAATCCCCTGATCGACATGCGCGACCGCCTTGCCGAAGCGGAAACTTTGTCGGCTCAGTTGGCAGCCAATGTGGCCGCCGCCGGGCAGGCGTCTGAAACTGTCGATCCAAAAGTTTCACAAGAGCGCGTTGAGCAGGCAAAAGAAACCGATTCCGAGCGTATTTCTAGAGAGGAAGCCGAGGCTCGCGCAAAAAACGCTCCTCGAGGAGGAGGCGTGCGCGAAGCAAGGCCATTCGACCCATCAACCGATTTCGGTCGCGCCCTGCGAGAGCGCGGTGAAAGGTCCGTGAGTTTTGAGCCGGAATCCCAAAAGTTAAGCAAAACGGGGCTGGCCATTGAGCGCAACAAAGAGCGTTTCAGCGTAGACAAAACAGCCGCCGGAATCCGAGCAGACCTGGCGCGCATGGAAAACAAAAACCGAGGCGCAGCAGACAGGGCGGATCGGTTTGAGGAGCGGGGCATGTTTGGTGCGGCGGAAAGGTTGCGCGGACGAATAGATCGTCGCATTGCCGAAGAAGAAAAACGACTTGCCGAAAAATACGGAATCAACCCAAAGACCCAAGCCAAAACCCCCGAAGAGCGAGCCGCCGAGGAGGAAGCCATGCGCCAAAAGAACGCTCCGCGCGGAGGCGGTGGAGGCGGGGACAACCCGCTTCAAGGCGTGGTCGAGTCGATCAAAGGCATCCTCGAGGAACTGAACAAGAAACTGCCGCAAAGCGCCATTGCCTAAACCATGCCCGCCACCGTCATAGGATCATCCGAATGGAATACACGCGGAATCGTGCTGTCCGGGCAAACCGCGCAGGAACAGGTCAACGGCTTGGTAAACGTCCAAATCGAATACGCCCTGCCCGCCAGCAAGCAATATCAGATCGACCGCATGTTCTTCGTCGATGCGCCGCCGCCGATCTGGCCGACCGTGGTCAACCGCGCGGAAATGCTGACCAACAACCTTTACATGACCCAACGCTCCATCAGCCGCGCCAACGGGCTGGTCACCGTCAATGCTGAGTATGTGAGCGGGCTGAAGCGGGCGGGCTTTCGTGGTTATTTTTTAACAACGACACGCGAGCCGGAAGTCTTTGTGAGCGCCTTCGACAATGTGCTTGAAAGCTTGATTCCATCTTCTGAAGGGCTGCCAATTCTGGACGGGACGATGCTCAATGTGCGCGGCGATTTTATCAAACACACTTTTGAATTTGTGCAAATCGGAGAATCTTCATCAGCCAAGTTGCCCACGCTGGATGTCAGGGATTTCTATACGCCGACAAGGGCAAATTTTGCCTTTGGCGGATCAATCCTCGACGATTTGTCGCAAGTGTTCACCCGCAAGTATATTCGCGTTTACTCCGACACAAGGCGAAGCGCCAAACGCGCGGGCGTCTATTTGCCAGCGGCGAGTTCGGACAAATACGAATACGTGACGCCTTCGGTCAAAATTGTGAACCGCGAGCTTTTCTTCTAAAATGGCCCTGCCCGAACTTCACGAATTTGAACGGCTGAAGAAAAACAAGCCTGCACCGGGCAAGCTGGATTATCCGCTCGTCATCAAGGCCATTCACCTTGATGAAAACTTCAAGATGACCACGTTGCTGGAAAGCAACGAGGAGCCGAGACTTTACGATCTGGAATATACCAAGGACGGCACCCGCATTACGCGCATCCTGCCCGAGCCGCCGAGCACCGGAACGCATGTGCTTGGCGCGATTGACGGGGCTATTCAGTGGATCGCTACGCAGGACTGCGAGGAATAATCAATGCCCACCATCGTAACGGTCGTTGACCAAGAGGGCAACCGCAAGGTGGTGACCAAACTGGTGGGGGAGGATCGCCGGGTCAGTTGTTCCTGTTGCGAGAGCGGCCAGCAATGCTGCGTCTATCCTGCTTCCTGCGGAGTCGGCCCCGAGGCCGTGGAGTTTTACGGGGACACCCTGTCGGGATCGGGAACCAGTTTCGGCGACACCGAGAACGGCGTAATTTTGGAAAGTGGAGTGTGGGCCGTGTATCGCAACGGCGTCCGAACCGAGCGGGACTGCCTTGGCTTGGCGACCGGAGGCGGAACGGCCAATGTTGCTGCGGCTTTGGCCACATCCTATGCGCTGGCCTTCGATTGGATTATTGACCCGCTGCCAGACCCGCCAACTGTTGTAGAAATCACGGCCACACTTTCTTACGTTAACACGTCCGGCAACGAGGGACTTATCGGCATTGTTTCTGACGAAATTCTTTTTGCGGGTGCCATTGGCCAATGCGGCTGGCTCGGATCAAAGGATCAGGGCGTTCAATATTTCGATGACGGATTTGCGCTGTTTTTCAACGCTCAAAACTGCCGATGGGAATTATCAAGCGGTTCATTTGACGTTTTGTATGCTTATCGAGCAAGCGACACGCCCACAGGTGCTTACACCTCCAATTTTGTAGACATCGAAAACATCACCATTTCGTGAACTGCTCTCACGCCACGGCCATAGATAAAGACACCAACCGCTGCGCCTTGGCGCTTTACGGCGGGCGTCCTTCCACGGGCACCTGCCGAAAGTGCTGTGCGGCTGGCGAAAATACGCCCGAATTCGCCGCCGCGCTTTTCGCGCGCCTTGAACAAAGCCACCCGACCAACCGCCCGCGCCTGTCCGGGTGCTGCGACCGCGCCGACCAAGCCTAACGCCCGCCCCTTTGACACCTTGCATCGGCAAGGATGCAGGCCCGTAAGCTCTATATCGACACAGTTTCCCGGTCGTTTGTCGCCTCGCCGGATTCGACCCTTCCCGCGAGCGCCTTGACGGTGTTTGAGGACGACATTGAGAGCATCAATCTCTATTTTGTGGAGCCTACCGGGGACTTTGCGCGGCCTTATCGCTTTTTAACCTACTCTGGCATCACGGCCACATTTGCTGTGGGGGCGGGGACGCCAGCAGCTACGTTGACGAGCTTCTCGGCGTTGTCCACGGCTGTGACCATCACGCCGTCCGTTTCCATCACGGGCGGCAGCGGAACCACCGAGATACAGCGCGTCCAAATTTCAAACGAACCCGTCAGCGGCTATTATTCGCTCGTTTTGCCGACACGCAACGTCACAGTTTCCTCCGTCAGCTCGAGCATCTTCACAGCGGCCTATCACGCCCTGCTCGACGGACAGTCAGTCACACTCACCGGATTCTCCACCCCCAGCGGCTTTTCCAACGGCAGCGTCTATTTTGTCCGCGACCGCACCCGCGATCAATTCCGCATTGCCACAACAGCGGGCGGCGCGGCCATGACCGTGTCCGTAGCCTCGGGCGGAGGGACTGCCGTAGTCCCGGCTTACACAACGGCACCGCTGGAGGCAGGCAGTGAGCCAGCCGATATTGCTGTAGCTTTAGCCACTGCGGCAGGCGCTTCGACGCAAAACATCACCGCGCAAGGATCGCCGACCGATTACTATCTGACTTATGGCGGCAGCTACGCAGGTGCCGACATGCCAACAGTCGCCATTACGGCCAGCACGCTGTCCGGTGCGCCTGGACTCACTGGGCAACTGAACCTCAATACGGTGGAAATCGCCAATCTGGCAAACGCTGGGACGACCGAAGTTACCATCGAGGCGCAGATCACAAACGGAACGCTCCGCCAGACTTTCCAAGGAACCGCCGTCCTCGGCAACGACATCATTAGCTCCGGCTCCACGCCGACCATCGCGGGCGGCTCGAGCTTTACGCTCAAGGACAGTGCCGACGATCTTTGGACCGTGACCATCGACACCAACGGCGTTTTGACCGCAACGAAACAATAACCGCCATGCGTTATCTCTCCACCATCCTCGCCGCCCTAATTTTTGCCGCGATAGCGCAAGCGCAGACAGTCAAGACCCTGTCCTACAACACAAACGGCCAGTTTATCACCGGAACAAACACGCTGACGTTCAGCAACGCAATCCAGTTTGCAGGCGGGGATGTTCAAGTCACTGACGGTGGCATGATGCGGTGGGCAGGGTCTGACCGAATCGAACTGGAAACTTATACGCTTTACGGCGAATGGGATTTCACTGAACCGGAAAGTGTCCGCGCCAACCTCGGCCTTGGAGCATCCAACGTCGTTACCTTCGCGGGACTAAGTAACAACGGCGACATCACGATTAACAACACTACAGCAACCAACGGCCTCCTGTTCGTTTACCGCACCAACAACGAACCGTTTCTCGGCCTTGCTAACCTCATCGCGTCGAACAACACGACCGTCTCTAACGAAACGCTGTTTCGCGTAGGCCGCGCCGAGGCGAACAATCAATCGGCTCAGTTCGGATTCCGAGTAGTTCGCACCAACAACGGCGGCGAGGGTTTAGCGGTCTTTAGCGTCTTTGGCTACAACGCTTTGATGATGATCGGACCGTCTGACCGCTCTCGCTCCAACAGCATCACTAACACAAATGCGGCTATCGAAGCCGACATTTGGACGATCAACCAGAGCAACCGCGTCATGACCCTGCGCGACACCAACACCGGGGCGCTCACGATGCACCGAGACCTCGGCTTTGGCGCTGGCCTCACCAATACCGCGCCCACCAACACCAACACGCCCGCCGTTTGGATGCGCGTTTGGGTAGGCACCAACAACTACCGCCTGCCGCTTTACCAATGAGCATCCACGACCCAATCGACTTCTTTTCGCGGCCACTCATCGGCGTGACCACAAGCCTCGGCTCCGTGGTGGTTAGCCTCTTGCCGCACCTTGAAACGGCCATGCGCTTGGGCGTGCTTGGCCTCGGCCTCATCGCGGGCGTTTTGACCGTCCGCAAGGCGTGGAGGGATCGCTTCAAATGAGTTGCGATTGCTGCAACGAGCTTGACCTGTGCATTCCGCAGGGGGCGACATTTTCGCGGGTCATCCGCTACAAGGCGGACGGTGCCAACGTCAATTTGACCGGATTCACCGCACGCGCCCAGATTCGCCCCACCGCAGCCAGCGCAACGACCACGCTTTCGCTCACCACGGAAAACACCCGCATCACCCTCGGCGGCACGGCTGGCACGATCACGCTGTCCATTAGCGCGACAGACACCGCAGCGATTACTGCGGGCCGCTATGTGTATGATTTAGAACTCGTCTCCGCAGGCGGCATCGTCACGCGCCTGTTGCAGGGCATCGTGACCGTCAGCGCCAACGTCACCCGCTAACATGGCCGACGAAATTGTTATCGAAACAACCTCGCAAGAGGTCATCGAAGTCGGCACTCCCGGCCCCCAAGGCCCGGCAGGCGCGGCTGGGACGGGGCTGGAAACGCTCACCACTCAAGGCGACACGCTTTACCGGGGCGCGGCCACGGGCGAGCGGTTGCCGATTGGCACAACGGGCCAAGTCTTGAAAGTGTCGGCACAGGGGTTGCCTGCATGGGCCAACGAGTCGGGTGCCGTCACCAGCGTGAACGGGCAAACAGGCGCAGTCACAATCACACCTGCCTCAATCGACGCGGCCAACGCAAACCACGGTCACCAGCCGACCGCCATCTATTGCGATGCCGTGGATGTCTCAGACACAACTTTAAGCGGAGGCGAGCCAAACGGCATTTATTTCCGCGACGGTAGCGACAACGGCAAGGCGATTTACAAATCCGCACAGGGCTATGCACTGTATTGGGATGACGGCGAAGAAGAGTGGGTGCTTGGCAATTTGTCGCAATCGCAGAAGTATTATATCAGCGCGGGCGACACGACCTATCCGTGGCAGGCAACGAGTTGGGTGCTTGGCCCACAGGGCAGTGGCGACACGCCTGTTGTTGATCAGGCGCTTTTGTCGAATTACCAGCGCAACGCCGCGCAGGACTCCGTTTCTACGCGCACTCCGAAAACAGGCAACGCTTCATCGACTGAAGTCGTTCTCGGCAACGACACTCGTTTGACTAACGCAAGGACGCCAAGTTCAACACTGGCTCATGCGGCAAGCCATGCGACGGGCATTAAAGCCAGTTTCAACGACCAAGTGGCAGGGATGTCTACAAACGTCTTCATCCGCGCCATCAACGTAGGCACCGCAGGCAACAGCATCACACTCGCCTTCGACGGTGTGGATGATATAGACACCGTTCTCGCCGCATGGAACGCAGCCAACACCTCAAACACCGCAGAGGTTGTTTCGGGCGATGGGGCGCAGGTTCCCGACAACCTTGAAGAAATTACGCTTTCGGGCGGGGTTGCGGCGGGCAGCGACCCGCTTTCCTTCAGAGAGATCAGCGTCACCGATCCAGTTTCCGAAGAAACCTATACTCTAAAATCTGGAGTGCCGACCACGGCGGCTGGCAATACTGGTTTTGGCATTTACTCAGAAAGCTCTGCATCGTTTCCCTTTATCACCTCGCCCAGCGGAGAAGTAATTTTTGCAGGGAACAGTGCATTTTTAGGCGTGGCCGACAGAAGTGACGCCGCTGACAGAACTCTCGACAAAGGGCTTTATGGACTAAGTGGCTGCCTCAATGTTTATTCTCAAAGCCTAGCCTCAAACACTATTTCATTTGGCGACAATGGCGATGTTCTTGTCGGTGAAACTGGATACGGAGTTCCTGCGGTAGTCGATGGCGTCTCTTCTTGGGGAGCGAAGTTCCAAGTCAACGGCAATGTCGCCATTCAAGACAACGAGAACGAAGTAAAGGCCACCTTTGACGCACAGGGCAAGCTCACCGCCAACCGCACCTACGATCTGCCAGACGCCTCTGGCACCCTCGCGCTGACTACCACGGCCCCAGCCTCCCACGCCCACGGCAACCTAACGAACGACGGAAAAGTCGGCTCCACCTCTGGCCTCCCGCTCGTCACCACCACAGCAGGAGCAGTCACAACGCTGGCCCTCGGCACGGCAGGGCAGGTTCTCCGCACCAAGTCGGACTTGAGCGGCGTCGAGTTTGCCGACCCCGCAGCCAGCGGCGTCACCAGCGTCACAGGAACCGCGCCCATTGTTTCTTCGGGCGGAACCACGCCAGCGATTTCGGTCACAGTCGGCACGGGAGCCAACACGGTTGCGGCTGGCGACGATTCGCGCTTCCACACTCGCAGCCACGCAATGACAGGAACCAGCGACCACACCGCTGGCAACTGGTCGGTCTTCTACAGCAACGGCAGCGGCCAAGTGACCGAGCTTGCCCTTGGCGCGGCCAACACGGTGCTGACTTCCAACGGTGCATCGTCGGCTCCGAGCTTTGCGGCGGCGAGTGGCGGCGCATCCATCAACCAAGCAATCGCAGTCGGCTTCGTCCTCAACTGAACTTTTAGAAAGACAAAATTATGGCAACTCCAAACATCAATGACGCCACGAAAAACATCACGGGCTACACGGCGGGCACAGCCCTCTCGACCACCAACGCCACGGCGATACTCAACAACGCCGCAAGCAGCGGCAAGTTGATGAAGGTCAACTCGGTCTATGTCGCCAACGTAGACGGCACCAACGCCTGTGATGTGACCGTGTCCTATTACACGCAAGACGATATCGGCGGCACCGCTTTCCGCATTGCCTCCACCGTCAGCGTTCCAGCGGACGCCACAGTGGTCGTTGTGAGCAAGGACGCCCCGCTCTATCTGCGCGAGGATTCTTCGCTGGGAGCCACGGCAGGAACGGCGAGCGATCTGGAAGTGGTCGTGAGCTACGAGGAGATCAGCTAATGTCGCTTCGCTGGAACGGTTCAACGCTTGGCAAGCGCGACGAAGCCGAAAACTTCGGCGCGGCCAACGGCGTGTGGTCGCTGCGCTCGGCGGAAATCTACCAGCGCGACAATCAATGGAACGCCGTCTCTCCCCTTAAATTCCCTTTTTTAGCTCTGTGGCTTGATGCTTCAGACAGTTCGACGCTTTACGATGCGGTGACGGGCGGATCGCTTGTCGCAGCGAATGGAGCCGTGTCGCGGTGGGAAGACAAAAGCGGCAACGGGCGGCATTTTGTGCAGGGCACTGCCAACAACAGACCGCTTCGCCTCGCCTCGCAGTTCAACAGCAAGGATGCGCTGGATTTCGACGGGGACAACGACAAGCTGTTTGATCCATACGGGAATAGCACCACAGGGCCATCGTCAGGAACTTTGGGGGCGTATATTAACGACACTACCTACAGCGCATTTGTTGTGGCTTACGCAGACACGGTTTCAACCAACAGCGCCAATGCTTACGTCAATGAGGCACTTTATGGAGACGGAGCTGGATATTTAGGCGGATATTTGCGGAGTAATAACACGGTTGGCATTTATTCTTTTCTTTCTGCTTACGCCACAGCCACTCAATCATACACGGCAGGAAGTCTTGCCGTGTTTGGTTTTGAACACAGTGGCGGCTCGGTGCGTATTCGCTTGAATGGCGGGAGCGAAGCAACATCTGCAATTAGCCAAACAAACAACGCCGCAATGCGCCAATATCTGCAAATAGGCCGCCAGTGGAACGCCGATACCTATTGCTTCGACGGCAAAATCTGTGAGGTGATTTTTTACCAGAAGGCGCTGGCCGCGTCGCAACGCCAAGCCATCGAAGGCTACCTCGCGCACAAGTGGGGATTGTCTGCGAGTCTTCCGTCCACTCACCCCTACCGCAACGTATCGACATGAACCGATATTTTACAGTTGAGCCAACCGCTTACGAGCAAACCCGCCTTGCTATGGATGCGGCGTGGCCGTTTCCCGTAGGCGAGACAAGCATCGAGCCGCTAGAGACAGCGGCAAAGGATGGTAATGGCAACGTGTTGATCGCCATTCGCTCGACTCACTGCGACATGGAGCCATTTCAAAGTGCTATTGCCTCACTCCTTGGCAGTAATGCGGCCACCGAAATCACGCAGGCTGACTACGAGGCCGCGAGCGCGGAGGCTGTGACGGGGTTGCAATCTTAATTCCCTCCCTGCGCTTCGGCTATGGGACGCAGGGCCGCTCGGCAACGGGCGGCTCTCGCATTTTAGAAAGAAATCGTGGGGCGTTTTTCATTCATGGCAGGCTTTGACACCCCGTCCGAGGCATGAACCTCGTTCAAACCGCGCTGGGCAAACTGAAGGAAAAAAGCACTTGGGCTGGGCTGGCCGCTCTCGCTGCCGCCGCAGGCTGGAAGCTCGACCCCGACCAATGGAGCGCCATTGCCGCCACGGTGATTGCCGCTGTCGGCCTTTACGAAGTGTTCCGCAAGGAGAAGTAGGCCATGCGCCTCATCGCCGCGCTCATGGCGTTATTTTGCGCTTCGTGTGCCACGATGCCGCTCGACCTTAAGAACGGCGGGGTGCCGTTAGCAAAGTCGGGCTGGCAACTGAGTGGGGGCGCGGACTTCGATAAGCAGATTTGGTATGTGCTTTTCTGGCGTCCGTGGGGCAGCGCGGAGAAGGAAGCTGCCATCGACGCTGACCGCATCGTCCTGCCCGAATGAAGCGCGAGCCGCGCTATCCGGTGACGATCAACGGCGAGGCACTACGCGCCATCTTCACAAAGCCGAAGCGGTCTGACACGCGGCCCTTCGTCGTGCGTCTGCTCTCGTCCGTTCAGCCAATCGTGAAGTTCACGAAGCGCGGCATCTCATACATCGGCATACGGGGCAGCGCGGATTTCTAAATGAAAGCGGCACTTACATGGTTAACGAACTCATTCGCGCAATTTCTGGATGGCCTGCGGCAGATCGGCGAGCAATCGCATTTGCCCTCGTCAACAAGCTCTCCATCGGTGACCTTGCCGAAGTCCTCGCCGCCGCCCATACCCGCATCCACCGCGAAGCGGAAAAGCGCAAACCGCATCGCGCTGCTGGCGACAATCGCGGAAAGGGAACTCGGCAAAAAGGAGACGCGAAATAACGTCGGCAAGGATGTCCGCAAATATCAAGCGGCGACCAACCTTGATCCCGGTGCGTGGCCTTGGTGCGCGGCGTTCTGCGCGTGGACGCTTCAGCAGTGGCTTGACGATCCCGCGAACGTGAAGTGGCTCGGCCTGCGCGCAACCACGCCCGCCAAATGGCGTCCGAAGACCGCGCTGGCGTATGGCTTTATGAAGTGGGCAAAGGACCGCCCCGCGACTTGCACGGTCCTGCCCGATACCGCCGAGCCGAAGGCGGGGGATCTGGTGTGCTACGACTTTTCGCACATCGGTATCGTTAAACGATCCCTCGGCGACAAGTTCGAGGCCATCGAAGGGAACACGAATGGCGCGGGAAGCAGGGAGGGCGATGGCGTTTATTTGAAGACTCGCCCGCGCAAGCTGGCGCGGTGCTTTATTCGCATCCGGCCAAGCGGCAGTTAAAGAAAAGCCGCGAAACCTTTAACAACGACAATTTTATTAAAGGATGAAA